ACCAATATTGTTGCGGCACAACATCTATAACACTTGGAATATGAAGTTTACCGTCAGGACCAAGAAGATTATTAATGATATCTTGAGACTGTGTAAGTAGAGCCAGTTCAACTTGAAGCTTTACAGGGTCTTTAATTATAGCTTTCAATGCTTCTTGCGGATCTTGCGCTTTAATAGCGTTTACCATCGCATCTTTGGGGAAGTAAGTATCGATAATCTTCTGTTGAATATTGGGATCAACAATTCCGAACTGAGTCAACAGTCGCTTTATGGCTTCTGTCGTGTGAGCAAATGCCTCTTCCGGCGAAGCACGACCGGACTCAACCAAAGCAACATTATCTTGACGTAACTGTTCTAATGTAGCTGAAAGTGTACGACCATTCTTAGAACTAAGATCAAGCTTGCCGCTTTGTTGAACAAGCGCATTTCCTGTCGTATCCAGCATATCGACAAGCTTGGACATTGGGCCGATAGCGTTATCAATGTCTTCGTTATATTTTGACAAGGCTGAATCATCAGGAACCTTGCCAAGTTTTTTCAGTGACTCAATAAACGTTGTTGCTTTATCATCAGCAGATGCCATCGAATCATGTAGTTTGTCAATAGCATCTGCGAACGATTTGACCTGAGCGCCACCATTTTCGAACTGTTGGCGAAGTTGTTTAACCGTATCAATAAGAGCCGGTGCGGCTTTTTTCTCCTCAAGTGTCTTCAAGAACTTGCGGTAAGTATCAGAACTACCTGTAATTGCATCGTTGGCCTGATCGGCTTCGATTTGAATATGAGCGAGTGCTTGAGCAAGAGTATGTGCGCCTTCGCCATAAGCCGCTGCCGCCGCTTGGGCCTCTGTCATCGCGACAGTAGTTTTCTTGGTAGAATCCGTTGTAGCTTTGGCCTGTTCTTCTGCCTCTTTGTATTTATTACGAAGTGTCTCTAGCATTTCAGCAAGAGCTTTACCACCCTCGCCCTGTTGTTTCAGACTGTCGGTAAATTTGTTAAAATCTGCATCAGACCCTTGAACAATATGTGCAAGTTCACCAGTTGAAAGCCCAAGCTTTGTAATTTCTTCTCTGGCAGCTTTTGCTTTGGCCGCACGATCCTGCCATGCATTGATATCTTTTGGATCATGGAACCACTCAAGAAGAGGACTATTTTGATCCTTTTCGGATAAGCCACCAGCAGTTTTAAAGAACCCAACAACGTGATCCCACCAAGACGGCAGATTATTTGCGGTCTGATCTAGCTCCTGTTCCATTAAACTGAGTTGGGCTTTAATGGCAGTAAAAATGTTTTCCCCTGAATTGATAGTATCAGCAGAAATAGCCTCTTTAATACTGCCTTGGAACTCAACAAGACTACGACTATATTGTTCTTGCGCTTGTTTGGACTGAGCAATAGCATCATCATATTGAGAAAAGGCTAAAATTGCACCACCAATAACAAGAGCAATCAAAGCAATCTTACTGGCGAATGCCGCCACAGCATCACCGGCAAGCATTAGTTTTGCAGACGCAGCTTGCCCTACAGTTCCCAGTCTTTCGAGTGCAGCGGCAGCACTGACAACTATTCCATCAATGCCCCTGAAAAAATTAAACGCACCAACGGCTATTCTTACAGCATCTCCAATTGGGCCTAAAGCAAGTTTGACAAGTTTAAATGCTCCGACAATACCAAGAATTGTACCAAGTACAGCCCCACCACCCGTTGCATTGATAATTGCAAAAAATACATTGAGAACGTGAGAAGCCAGTGTTAATGCCGGAATAAGTGACCCGCTTAACGCCCCAACAAATTGAGCAAGAAATTCTACTACTTTGCCAAAAGCGGGAGCCATTTCTTTAAGAGCATTTGTAAGTTGTTTGATATTGTCTGTTCCGACACCTTTAACAGATTCAGCAATATCATGCAACACACCACTAGCCGCTGAACGATGAACTGCTTCGTTAAACCTCTTCATATCGTCGGCGAAGTTCTTCAAAAAGTTATCGCCAGTCCCGGTCTTGAACAGAGTCAGTAATTGCCAAACGGCTTGAACTACATTCTTTGTTCCGATCCACAGTTCTTTAACCGCGATAACAGAACGATCCATCCATTCTCGCATTTGCCCGGTTTCGCGAGCACGCGCAGCCCAATCGGCAAAACCCTGTGCAATGCTTGGAAGATATCGCTCAGCCAAATCTTTAATGAATTCAGTACCGACAATACCGATATCGCGAAATGCTTGTGAAATCGGAGCTACTGTACGAGCAACAGCATTAAGAGTTCTAGCCGTATTAGAGAATAATTCGTTTGTGTCCTGAATGGTTTGAGCTTGTAATAAAAATCCAACAAACTCATCCTTGATATTTTTAAACGATTGAGAGACACGAGTCCCACCGTTATACATTGCCGGAAAATAGGTATCTGCAATCTTTTCTATTTGATCGCCCATTCCAGCGGTAAATGTAGCAGTAAACTGATTGCCCAAATCTTTCAGTTTTGGGGTAAGTCGTACAAGTTGGTCGCCAAGAGGACGAAGATAATTCGGCATCTTATTCAAGTCTTGGGTGACCTTTTGAAAATCACCGCTCATCGCATCTTTGAAAAGAGTGCCAAATGAATTTTTCAGCGTTAAAAGAATCCCAACCAAAGGAACTACCGAAGCGCCAATCATGGCGAATATACCTGGAATAACCAGGAATGCACCAGATAAATCTTTAAGACCTTGCAATAATCCGACAAGTAAGTTTGACGTAAAACGCAGTGATGCAGCCAACCCCTCAACGATGGCCGGTCCCATCAACGCAATCGCACCGACAACGGCTTTGATCCAACCTGGCAGTTCCTTGAATAATCCAAGCAAACCTGAAACACGACCCATAAGGCTTTGAATCCCACCACGCATCACGTTCCAGCCGATAATCGATTGGCCTATACTACCGGCTAATTTTCCAATACCGCCGTTTAAATTATTAAAGTGACCGGCAAGAGGCCCGAGTATCCCAGCAAACGGACGCACAACAGCGAAAAGAGCTTCCCCTGCCACAGCAGCCGCATTACTATGTAAAGCCAGTTTGTTTAAAATATCTGGGACAAACTTCAACCCAGCAAAGGCAACAGTGGCAAGCTTTATTTGATTTGACATGCCAAGCAAGCCACGTTGCCATTGCGGCGCATTGGCGAGAGCGCGATTGACACCAAGGAAATTATTCCACAACGAGTGAACCGCAATATTTGCGACTCCAAGTTTATTCAACGAGGCATGGAATCCAAGAAGACCCCCTTGGCCCTCTCGTGTGATGTTGACAATCTGTCTCAATTGTTGGTAGTGCAGGGCTGCCGCAGCAGTCGCACCGATCATGGCTTGGCGGGAGAAGTTAAGGTTGCGCCCGAAAAGATTGGTTGAATTAGCCAAATCTTTTTGAGAAACGTGAACGATTGTCAGCGTTCGATTGTAGTTATTAGCTGCTACTGAAGCTTGAAGGAAATCATTTCGAACTTGTTTCAGTTCGCGTTCCATATTGTTCATTGCACTATCGAACGCGGCAGTTCTAGCTGTTATTGCATCAATAGCTCGCTTGAACTGATCGATTGCCTGATTTACTGCCTGAACACCAGCCGAATCGGCTTCAATACGGATTTTACCGTGAGCGGTCCCAAGATCATAATCGGGAATAGGAATCGCCTCCTAAAATCCTTTTCGTATTGACTCTACGTTATCCTCTTTTTGCCCGTCAGGCATATTGACTCTGACAGAACCAATTTGATCAGGAGTTCTGTACCTCTTCAATTCGGTTCCCAGATACTTGCTCAAAACCCCCAATCTCGCTGTCTGAGCTAATGCGTCCGTCGATGGCCCGTTCTGTCTCCCCCTCCGACTCGCTTGTTCCGCTTCGTTCATCTTCGCGTCCACCATCCGACCCCAACGGTAGACTCCCCTGTTGAAGTAATACCCCTTCGGTGTCGCCGGATCGAATGTCCATAGATCGGTCGGGAGGCAATTGTACGCTTGGCACATTTGCCACGTTTCCCACACCATCATCTTGTTCTTCGCGAAACATAGCAAGTCCTTCGGCTTCGAATATCACCCCAAACAATTCCATTCGATCCGAAAAAGGAACTGAATCAAGATAGACCAGACCGGCTTGCCTTGCGTTCTCATGTTCCGGTGTTGCATATAACTTGGGTTTAATCACACCGGCACCAACCACGGCGTTGATCATGGCTTCCATTTGTTCGAAGTTGCCAGACTTCATCACAACTTCCGCAAGCGTCTTTTTTGAATCCTCATCTGTTTGAGGTTTATCCTCGGCCATCAAAGCTTTTGACATCAAGTCCATTTGTTCTGCAATACCCAAACGCAGAATATCGCCCATGTCAAGGCGACGAATCAGAACAATCTGGCCAGTTTGACTCAGTTGGTAATCAAACGGTTGCTTGTATTCACGACCACGCGACCAAGCTTCGCTGAGTGCGTATTTGTCGTCGGAAAGATTTTCCATTGTGCGCTCCTGGGCGTCCTAGAACTATGGATTTGTTTTAATCGATTTGGTTTAGGTGAATACCACCGCAACTGCCGGACATGGATCACCCATGACGCTACTGACCGTAGCTTTCACGCGGAACCACACCGTACCGGCACCCAATCCAGTTTCGGTAACATTCGCCGCAGTTGACGTTGGCGGGACACCGGCCACCCAAGTACCATCGATTCCGTTTGTTGAATCGGTGGACTTTTCGATTGTGTAAAGGCTTGCGCCGGTAACCGGACTCCAAGTCAGAACCACCGTTTGTGCCGAACCGCTGCCGCTCTTTGCCCCAGCCGTCAGGTTCAATGGAGAACCAACAGGGTTAGGATCGGGAGTGAGCGTAAGCTGCGAAGTTGTTTCGCGGCGGAAGATCGAATACAGAAGGTCATTCGTGTCGTCCAGCAACGGAAGCCCAATCCCCGCAATTTGCGAAGTCTGGAAGTTTCCATCTTGGAAGTTGGCCTGAATGTTTCCGTTTGCGCGGCAGCGATAAATCCGTACCAGAACGTCGCCGCCCGAGTCGGAAATGATCTTGCCATCGATACGGAACCACGGGCGCTGCTGTGTTGCACGCTTGCGGATTTCCTGAACGCGATTCGGGGTCAATCCGGTTTCGATCACATCGCCACCAGTAATGACTGCCCATGCAGCAACTTCCAAACCACCGGCTTCCAAGTCCCAGTTGACCTGGGAGCCTTTTCCGCGAGTAGTGATCAGCTTGTCATCGCCACGTAATTCGGCGAATTCTTCTGCCTCAGTGAAATTCAAGTGCTGAATGTACGGGAGATCAACAGAAGTCGGACTGAGAACGGTTCCCGTAGCATCCGCATATTGCGTCAGCTTGACATCGCGGCAACCATAAGCAAGCCCAGTTGGAACGGGACTGGTCATTTAATTTTACTCCTTATTCTGGCCGTTTGAAGCGCAATGTCTCCACGGGCATTATGCAACCATCTTCAGTTGTCTTTTCAAGATTGAAACGATGCATCACTACTTCGTTTCCAATTCTGCACCATCGACTGTTGCAGACAACCTCGAAAATTCCTTTTGAATTGTCACTTACCACACCGTGCAGTTTTGAATTGCACCTGATTTCAGGCACTACGAACTCATGTACTCGAATTGCTCAGGGAATTCAGTCACCAGAAATTCTGCTACCTCTTTGGTTAAACCGCGCGGCTTCCCTACTGGAAGAGTGAATTGATCCTTACGGAAATTGAATTCGACAGTAGGGTGATCGATTTCGTATTCCGCAAAGTCTTGTTTTGTAACCCTGACAGCAGTTGTTTGTCCGACAAAAGCTGGGATTGCCCGCACCCGTTTTCCACTGAGATCGTCTTTCAAACGGGGGGCGTTGTCGCGGGTGTCGGTGACCTCAGAGGGGGTCAGCTTGCCGCTCGGTGGTACCTGCTTGCGCGGTGCCGCCTTGGCCGGTGCCTCAGTCATGGTCGTCCTCTCGTCAGTGATTATAGCCGGTTATGCTGCATCTTCATCATACGACACGCTGTAGAGAGCGTTGCGTGTTGCCGTCTTCCAGCCAGGGTCAATCGTGTTGCGCGACCGGCTGTGCCGGTATATCTGGCCGCACCGGACCCCATCTAGCCCAACTACGTTTTCCATCGCCAACAAAATATCATCTATCCTGTTCAGGATAGTACTTATCGGACCATAATCTCGACTGATATCCGCTGGGATATGAACCCAAATTTGCATGGTCCGCGGACCCATATGTGGATTTAACGGCATTGCCGTTTCTTGCATATCAATGATGACGAAATAACCATTACTAATTGGCCTCTCGTCAACCGATTGCAATTCGAAGATGCGATTACTCCCGCCAAGCAAGCCTTGCAATGTGGCGTCCGCAGCAAGTAATTCATAGATAGCTGATGGCATCATGGCTTTCCACGTCTCCTGGCTTGTTGTTTCTTTCCATAAGCTTTACGAGAGCGGCGATTTCCTGACTTATTGACCGTTCCTTTACGCGCAGTTTTACGGGCTACCGGAGGTATTTCTGCAATTGGTGGCGAAAGATTTGGCGGCTTGCCGTCAAGCATTCCGTCCAAAGCTTTCATAATGTTGTTGCCGATTACACGCATCGCGGGGCCGAGAATTTGAAAACGTCCAGAGTTAGCGACTTCCAGCCAGATACCGTATTGAACTGAATAGGCCAATACCATTTCATGTATATTGTGATATGAATTAGAAACCGCCGTCAAGCCGGATCGTGCCGCGCCGGTATCATCAGTCCACGGTGCATTGATTTTCATCCACGCTGTAGCCCAGGCCGCATAGTAATCGAAAAGCTTTGTAATGTCTTCGTTGACTTGTTCAGGTGTTTTATTGACCCGTTCTTTGAGCGCGCCTTGTTGATATCTGACCGTAGCTTTCATCAAGTTAGGCAACTGGCTTACTCCCGTAGCTAGTGCCACCGCATTTTATCTCATATCCATTGAAAGGATAGACGTAATCGATTTCGTTGTCCTGCTGACCTTCAAGCCAATGATCGCCAATAGCAACTATGGCGTCATAAGAACCGACCAGAATGAAATCAAATCGACGTGTCGTACCTTCGATTATGGGCACAATGCCGGTTGTAGGTGCCCAGATCACATGGAATGATTGCGGATCGCGGGGAGTTTGATCGCCTCTTGTTTTAGTACCGGCGACCCATGTGTCCTGCCTTGGAATTAAAATAATCTCTGTTGGATCGATACCAATATAGCGATCCGTGTTTGATCGGTGAACTGCGAGTTCACCAGCCGACATCATTAGACCCTCGTTGTTTTGTGGCTAGTCCAGCGACGAATCAATTCTGTCCCAGCAGCATTCATTTCCTTATCAACCTGCGTCTGCCAGATCGTACACATTTCGCGGGCATTGGCATTCAATGCCGACAGGTTTCTGCTTGATCCTGATTCATTGACATCTGTATATGTCGCCGTTTTAGCAGCGATTGCACGCCAACTAGCAAGGATCGTTTGGCTTATAGAGCTACCTGAATCCAAAATGGCTCCAAGTGTAGCGTCGTCCAAACCGAATTCAGCCAGAATTTCTTGTTCTGGAAGCTGAACTTTTACAGAATCGATATCGGCTTGTACTGCCATATCGACCTACTTTTTGCCGTCGCGCTTGTCCTGCAAATGAATCGCTAACAAATCCTGAAGATCAGACTTCTTGTCTTCGTGAGTGTATTCGACTTTTGCCTTGTCCAATCGATCTTTCAGTTGTGGAACAGTTAGCGCATTGACCTCTTCGCAAATATCTTCGTCAATGTCACTATCGTCATCGTCGCGTTCAGCAAAACCTTCCGGCCCCCACGGTGAGGGATGCGCGCCAGGAGTATGACCGGCCTGTCGTGGTTCGACCAAAACTCCGTTTTCACGGTCGAAAGCCCTGCCGGTGTCATAATCCAAAGTGGCTCCCGGCAGCGGAGCGCCACCAGTGTCGTAGACGGCTGCCGCTCTCGCTTCTGATTGGTAGAACGGGGATTGTGCTGCACTACCGGAAGATTCGTGCTCTTCGGGAGTTTCCGTACCATCGACTCCGAATCGGCGTTCGTTCGCCGGAATCAGATATTCCCTACCACGATCTCGAAGGTATTGCTTGTCCTCTTCAGACAAAGGTTGATTCAAATCAACAAATCGGCCCATTTCCGATCCTTTCCTATCGGAAACCTGGGCGGGATCGCCGCCCAGGAATCCTAGACCATTTTCAATTAAACGAGGAATCCACCACCGCGAGTGTATTGCGTTGGAATGCTGTAACTCCCCGAAGCTTTGATTTGCATGATCGCAGCCCCGCCACGCTGGCGGATTCCGGTTCCAAATGACCTGGCATAGAAACCGTCCACCAACGGATAGCGTTGGTTGTTCCCTGCGATAACACGCAAACCCTGCATGGCGGGATTCGAATGCTGCCGCATTCCGACTGGATTTGTCAGGTTGAACAGACCACCGTAGGCGACTCCCAACAGATAGCCCGCTGGAATGTAGTCGTCTTCGATGAGATGCCAGAAACCGTAGGAGCCGATCACAGGCAAACCGGATAGAATCTCAGCCGGTTGGTTTCCAAGCAAACCTTCCGCGTTCGGCAGAATCATCGGTGGCTGACTTGGGCTTGGAATGAAGTCGTAGCCCGCTGTCACACCGTTGTTGTTGACGATACCTCTACGGAAGGTACGTATCACATCGGATTCGGCCTTGTTACACAGAAGTACGAAACTAGTTCCGTACTGTGGTGCGTAACCGTGTTCGGCAATCAACTGAAGTAGATCTTCGACATCGGATGAGTCAATGACCGAGTTCGCAGAAATCACGTAGTGATTGTGTGTGGAAGCGAAGGTATTCGTTTTGAAAGGTGGTGGTGCAACACCATCGGCATTGTAGAGCGGATAGACGTTGTACGCCTGATTGCGAATGTTCGCTTTGCGAGTTCTGTTGTCGAACAACGCTTCCATGATCTTACGGAACATGAGTCGCTTGTCGGCCCACAGAACTGCATTGTGAATCGCTTCGACCTGACGTGCGTCCGCATCGGCAAGGAACATCCATGTGTAGGCGTTTCGCTTGTCGTAGTGACGCAGATCGTAGCCCATTTGGAACATTTCGATGGGCAACCCGGCACCGCGCGGCACACCGAGTTCTGATGCCTCTTCGAAAGTCAGTTCACCGATTTGAACCACAGGTTCGACCGGAACCGTAACCGGATAGGTAAGAATTCCGATTAGATTGTCCATCACTTCGTTGTAAATAGCGATGGATTCGGCGAACTGATCCCATAATGCGTTCAGGTCTACACCGTCAGCAGTTACGGTTACCAGATCGCCTTGAGTGAGCATACCCTCTTGGCGAAGTGGTTGCGTGCCACCAAAGATCGGACCAACGGGAATGCCGTCAATCGTCAGCAATCCGTTTTCTTGTGCCAACATTGGCATTCCCTTTCAATTCGTTTTCGATGAAAACTAAGCCTTAGAGGCAAACTATGAGTCGGCTTGCTTCAACCGTGTGGCCGAGATAAACGCCGGTACTGGTGGTGTTGATCGCGCCGTTCGCAGTGAGGTAATACTTGGTTCCGGCAACGGGAGCCGTTGCACCTACCGAATAAAGACCTGCACCAGATACACCGTAATCAGTTGTAGCGAAGTTCGTGATTTCGCCACGTTTGCCGACATCGACAATATTTCCGGCTATCGGCGGTTCCAAAAGATAACCGTGTACGTCAACACCGACTGGCATGACGATCACACCGATAATGCCGGTTTGACCGGCCCCGAGTACGCAAGCGCCGGATGAGTTGAGGCCCACGCCGATAATGAGGTTGGCCTGATCCAGCGTTGCGTCCACTGCCAGCGGAGCGCGGAAGTTACCGACATAGGGGTCGTATTTGTCCCAACGCGGCTTGACGGCAAGCGCACCAATGACGGGAGGCACTGAGGGAAGAGTCATTTTGAATCCTTACCTGTTAGGTTCGCGATTGATCTTATCATCGATGACCTGCGATCAAGCGCCAACACGGTTGATTTGACCGGCGTGTCTTACGAGGTTCTGCCATGTGCGATCACCGGGAATTTCTTCATCAGATCGGCCCGCTTGGACTGTTTCTGCTCGTTGCCGGTGGGAGGCGCGGGGGGCTTGCCCGATCCCCGCTGTGGCTGCTGGGTCCGAGTGTCTTTAGCCCCACCTGACTTGAGAAGCCAGGGACTCGACGCCGCGATTCTCTTGACCGCCCCCTCCATGCCGGTCACCGTCGCCTCACCACCGTCAAGGTTCACATCGATTTCAATTTCGTCTTCGTTCAACTCCGACAAGGCTTGCCGAATCGAATTCCACTGGAAATCGGATTGTGAAAGAAAAGCGTTGATCAGAGCCGTGTTGCGAATGACTCGATCCATCTTCTGAATGGTTTGGTTCGCCGTGTCCAGATCGGTTTGCAGTTGCTCTTCTCTGGTCTGGGTCTTTCGGGCGTCTTCCTGTTGCTTCTGGACATAGCCGTCGCGCTCGGTCGTGACTTTGCTGAGATCGCCTTGGAGCTTCTCAACCTGCTTGAGAAGTTGGCTCAAAGCGTTTGGGTCAGCTTGCAATTGGGCTACAGGATCAGGTTTCTGCTCTTCCTGCGGAGTTTGCTGCTGATCGACGCTCTGTTGAAGCGACTGTTGCGCAGCCTGACCTTCGGCGGTTACCGGAGGCGTTATGTCGGTCGTGGTGGTACCACCGAAGATCGGCCACGCCTTGAGGGCCTGATTGTAAAGCGATCCCAGGGAATTATGGGAATTGTTGGTATTCAACGTCGGCATGATCTTCTTGACCTCTTCCATTGTCCGGTTCTTGATTGTTTCAAAATCAGGCGGCTTTGCTTGCATTTTGATCTATCCAATCCCTATACTGTCCTGCTGTCAAGTGCGCCAGGAACACGTCTGGACTTTCGATGTGGGGCGCGACGAAGCAACGGCACTGCGGATGAGGCTTCGGTGGAACGTTATCCACATCAAAAATCTGTCCATTTAATTGTGTGCAGACTTCTTTCGGATCGTTGACATGAACCGCTGAAGTGTACCAACGCATCCCTGTAACCCACGGGCGATCTTGTGCCATCGTGATGGCCGTGGCGTGGAAAGCATTATTGAGTTCCGTTCGTCCCAAACGAAGCGCGGCGTAACTTGCACCACCCGATACGTTGGGGTTGATTGATGATTTAACTTGTTTCGCGATATCTTGAGCACTGTCGCCTCGCAAAATAGAACTGTTAATGACCTGATTTACCCATCCACTAGCTAATGCTTGAGAACGGTAAACTCGTGCCGATAACGGTTGCTGGGATTGCGTAACGCGAGAGATTGCGTGCGCGACCCCTAAAGCCGCACTTTGTCTTTGACTCGTGATGAAAGAATTCAAATCAACTGTGGTTAAAGCTTCTGTCAGATATTTCATATCAGTTGCGTTCAAAGCGTCAACGGCTGCGATTGCCTCTTCCCGCTGACCACTCCCGATAATCGGGATCAATCTTCGAAATGTAGTTCGCAGAATCGACTTGGCTTCGTTTTG